TCGGTACGGTTTTTAAAAACTGAATACTTACTCATTAGAGTAAATCCTTCCTAATCCAATAATCCCGTTTTTATCTCTTGTTCTAGAATAATCATATTCTACTTTTTTTACTTGTTTTTGCGCGAGTTCATAGCGATCTTTTAATGCTTTTAACATATTCCCCCTAGAAAATGTTTTAACATCTTTATCGTAATATAGGTTTTCAAACCTCTCCTCATCGTCAATTTGTTGTTCTAATCAATACATCTTCATGTAAGCAAGTAAAACATTTATTTCCTTTTGAGATACTTCTTCTGTAAAGGCGTATCCTTCCACGGTATCTTCAAAATCTAAAGAAACTCTAGGAAATTTAAATGAGGCAATAGCTCTTATAGCCAAATTGAAAAGATAAGATTCGATGTCCTCATCTGTCATATTTGCTAAAGTATTGCTTTTTAAAGTACTTAGCGCTTGACTATATAAAGAGCCAAATTGTTTCATAATTAATCACCTTTAATTGAGACCTGTAGACCTTCCTCTATTGTATCTACGATTTTAGTTGTTAAGTTATCAACGTTTTCTCTTGCAACTGTTACAAGCAGAGACTTTTGTGATCGATTGCTTTTTTCAATAATCTCATTGATTTGAAACATTCTTCCAAGTCTTAGGAATTCCGCAATTTTCTTAGCACTATAAGCTGTTTCTTGGCTAGCTTCATCAAGTTCCCCATCTTCTTCAAAGTAGAGACCTTCATTTTTTGCGTATTCTAAAACTTGCTCCTTATCATTTTCGTCCATGCTCCAAAGTCCTTTTTTATACCCTTCTAGAGTATTAGGAACCTCAAACATTGTTACCACATATCTCATTGGTATTCTTCTAAATTCTTGTTTTGCTGGAATTGAGAAAGTTAATTCATTTTGAAAATTCTCAATATCTTTAAAAGTCATAGCAAGAGTTCCTGGTACTTTTTTATAAATTTTTATTTGTTGTTTTAAATTTGCCATTTTACCACTCCTTAAGTAGTTATAATTCTAGGAGACCGGCAAAGTCTCCTAGGCTATTGTTTTTCTATTTATGAAAAGTTTACGCTACCAATAGAGTTGTTAAACAGTACTGTTACGCCCATCATTCTGTGGTTATCATACTGAACTCCCCCATGAGTATGTTCTGTATCTTTTGTATAGCTGTCTCCTTGGAAAGCTACTTTAACAGGTTTTTCATTAGCAGGAAGAATAAACATAACATCTTCACTGAATAACCAGTTTTCATTTGTAGCATCAATAAGATAATTAGGAAGCTCTACAATAGGTGTTCCTTTGTATTTTCCAACATGCCCTTGATTACGAATGTCATTTAAGTCATCTTCTGCGTAAATACTTCCACTTGCAACTGAATTATCAAGTTGTGAAATATGCTTAGAAAAACCTAAAATTCTTGGTTGTCCATATGCTTTAATAATGCTAATGATTTTGTCTAATTCGTTATACGCACCAGTTAATGATAAATCAGTCATTTGATTTACATCTGGAGCAGCTGCAGCAGCTGTAGAAAGTGCTTGGAACACTTCAACATAGATTTTCTCAACTCATGCGTCTGCAAGAATTGTTACTAACTCTTGAATAGTTCTATTTCCTGTTAGGATATCTTCTAGAGTAATCATATAACCAACTGACTCTGTTTGAGTTTTCATATGTAAGTTATATCCATCTACTTTGTATGCTCTATAAGAGCCTCCTCTAGCTCCACGTTGAATTGCTTTATACATTCTACGTTTTGAGTTATGAGAGGTTTTAATGTCGAAAGTTACACTTTCGTCTCTAGCGAATTGTCTAATTTCTGAAAAATCACCTGTTCTATTTTTAATGTTTTGAGGAACAGCTTCATCTATAGTTTCTTCAATAATTCTAAAAATTTGATATTTGTGTTCTCTGATATCACGAAGGCTAGCATCTTCTAAGCCAAAATGTTTAATAAGGGCGTTTTTAGCAGCACTTTGCGCATCACTGAAATTTGCTACACTTGGTTGCATAGATGCAGCTTTTTTAATGTGTTGTTTTAATGTTTTTAATTCCATATATTATTCACCTCTTATTATTGGAAACGGACGAGTGTTAGTTCAACTGCGTCAGTTTCTCCGTCTGGTAGTGTACTAGCTAATCCGTGAAAAACGGGACCAGTATATACGTCTGGCTCTGTGCTTGTAAATGATCCGTCAGATGCTAGGTAATAAAGCCCTGTTGCTATAGCGTCTATATTATTTGTTGTAAATACATCACCTACATATATTGCTAATCCTCTAACATAGGCAACATCATCTGCATCAAACTCAGTTGCATAATGTCTAAGTTCGTCACTATAGCCATCAAAAAGTTCCTCTGTATAAATTAAGAATGGGGTTGCTTTTGAAGTCGCGTCTGTTGGTGTTACTAGTTCTAGCTCACCACTAACTGCTCCTACTTCTAGGAAATATACATATCCGTTTTCAACGAATTTAGTTTCACCGACTGTTTTTGTTTGTGTTTTAGTAGGTACTTGTGCGATATTATGCGCATTGTGTAGAGCTACCATTTTGTTTATTTCTAATACCTTAAACTCTGGTAATAGGTCATAAATATTCATTAATTCTCACCTCTATTTTTTTATTCTTTGTCTTTGAATGTTTCGACAAAATTGTCGAATTTATCAAAACTGTCTTTTTTAGTTTTTGTACTGTTTGTAAAGTTTCTTGGAGTAAAGTTATCACTATTTTCCTTCTTTCTTTCTGCTCTTACTTTTTTAGCAATAGCAACATCTAGTTTTACCTCAAGATCTTCAGTTGTATAATCAGCGATTTTTTCTTCAATAGACTTGAAGTCTTCTTCACTAACTAATTCTTTTGATTCTTTAAGAAGCTCTCTTTTTTCCTCTAGTTTATACTTGTCTAAAACTGTATCTTTTTCTTCAATACTAGTATTTAGCTCTTCGATTTTTGCTTTGTATTCTTCGAGTTTTTGTCGATCTTCTTCAATTTGTTCCAACTCACTTTCAGTAAGTGTGGTTTTGTCATCTTCTTCAGCTCCTGGTGTTTTTCCGTCTCCATCTTGTTTTAATGACATTTGACTGCGAATAGAGTCTGCCGCATCAATTTCACTTTCAGTAAGATATCTTGGTTTAACTAAAACCGGTTCATCGAACTGAATAGTGTCTGGTTCTTCGCCTTCGCCTTCATTTCTTGAGTAGTTAACTCTATAAAAGCTATAGTCGCTAAAATCTAAATAAACTACAAAATCAGTTCCAACTTGGACTGACATTGCATTTTCATTTTGACTAAATAGCTCTTCAATAACTTCTGCCTGAAGTTCATCATAAGTGTCTTGAAGATACTTATGCATTTTAGGCGTGATCTTCTTAGAGAAATTTTCTAAAAATTTCATTTCTACACCTCCATTTTTACTTGAATTCCTAAACATGTCGTCAATTTTACTAGTAAAATTCTTAAACATTTCTTTAAATTCATCATCTTTATTAGTAAAGAATTCAGAACCAGTAAATGCAGGATTTTCACTATCTCCAACGACACTAATTCCACTTAATGACCCATCTAAGAATTCAATTTTTTCAATTCTTCCTTTGCCATCTTTGTGTAATTTGTAATCAATCGTATTAGGGTCTAATTCAAGTGATTGTTGTTTGCCAATAATTTTATTAGCAACCTCACCTATATTATCTTCTCTTCCTGTAAACAACACAATATCTGTAAACGCTCAAGTATTCCCATCCTCTTCTTTAAATTCAATATCAGAAGATTCTGGAACATATCCATAAATTGACTGCTCCGCATGATGGGCTTTAAAGTCATCGTCCTCTTTACTATAATGAGCGACAACAGGGGTTTGTGGTAATGTTTTAATTAACTTATTTGAAAAGTCTTCTGTAAACATTCTTTTATCTGCTGTCTCCCCTATATAAAACACCTTTAACTTGCAATGCGTTACAAATTCATTTATTGCTTGTTCATTGAAAGAACTGTGAGGAATTTTTTGAATCTCTGCGGGAATGCTTGTGTTAATTTGCATTATCCTCACCTCTGTCTTTATTGTCTCCCGTTCCTGAGTCATCATCAGCTTGACCATCTATATCATTATTACGACCACTATCATCGTCATGGTCTCCTTCGTTCGCCGCATTTTGTGTATGCGATGAAGCAAGAGGTTTTAATAGACTATCTAGATCAAGTTCATGTTCTAATTTGCCTCTGTCACTTAAATGTTTTTGCTTAATACCTGTTGATACTACTGCTTCCATTCTTCCTAGTCCAAAACTAGCGTTTTCACGATAAGTTTTAACTTGGTCTGCTTCTTTAGCAATTGTGATTGGAAGCAATCTTATTTCGGCTTGGAACGGTTTGAACTTGCTTTTATACAAGTTATTAACCAAAACATTCATATATGTATTTATTTCTGTCAAGTACTTTCAAACAAAAGCTTGATCAGCTGATTGATTTATATCTAACGCTTTATCACTTTCACCTGTAAAAATTGTTGAGTTTAAACCAGCTGAATTAAATAAAGTATTATACGATTGTCCTATTTGTTTGTTTTCTACAGAGCTTTCTTCCTGTAATCTTATTAGCTCAGACTCGCCAAATGTTGTAATTGTTTCTAAGCCATCATGTCTCTTGGTGATTTTGTTAATAGCCCCTTGAATAGACGCTACCTCTTCAACTTCAAATATTGGCATATCTTCATAAATTGGGATTCTATGAATTAAAATGCTTTTCAATTTATTATCACTGTGTTTTAATTCATTTGCTCTAAAACCTTCATATTCAAGTATTCCCTCTAATGCTTTTAAAAATGGCGGCATTTCTGCGTCATTTACATATAAAGAACTTGCATGGCGAGGTTCTAAAGGCATTCACCTATTTGTTGCTCTATCTGCCACATTTTCATCGAATATTTTTTTAAATTCTTTTGGAAATATTCCAAAGACTTTTTCTCTATCTTCTTTCATAAATTGATCAAAATATGATGTATCAAATTCAATAGCTTTTGTACCTTGATTTGTTTTATAAATGGTTCTACAATATTCATTTGGTAAAATCAATACTGAAACTGTGTTACTAGAAGTGGTTTTCTGTCCGTAAAAATAAACAGAACCTTTAATAAATAATTCCTTTAAAATCTCAGGGACTAAACTTTCTAAATTCATTCCATCAACTGACTCTATCATATTATTATATTTTTCCATATATTCTTCACTTTGCACATCTTTCGTCTTGTCTAGTAAAATTGGTAAAACAGTATATCTAGTATAAAACATATCCGCAAAATATGAGATAATCTTACTATAGTTTGCGTCTAAACTAGCAAGTGTAGATGATACATCAGCCGCATCTACAGAATTTGTATATGCCCTTTCCAGGAGTTTTTCTAAATCATTTTTAGTATTTATATTAAAATATCTTCTACTAATTGTTGTATGTTCCATTTTATTCCCTAATCTTCTTTCTCCGGAATAAACTTTATTCATTTTCTTAGAATAATTTCTAAAACTTCCAACTTTTCTCTCTATGTGATGTGAAGTTTCATTTTTAATTTCATCTGCCATTACTTCACCTCCTAGTTAGAATGCATTATGTAATCTGCTACATTTCGTTTCTTTCTTTGTTTTTTAGTATAATAAGGTACTTCTATATAATTATGAACTGCATAAATTCCATATTCAGCTGCGGAAAAGAAGTCTTTTTGTATTTTACTACTTCTTCTTTTTACTTTTAACTGGTTTGGATTTACATTATCGCTAACATCAACTACATCTAAGTTTCTCATTTCTTCTTGTAGTTTATCCATAACAAAGTATGGTTTTAACTTCTGTTTCTTCTTAGCAGAAGAAGCAGATAAGAAATTTTTGTATTGTTGATATTTTTCAACTGCAGCTGCGCTTTTAATTAAAAACCTTACACTGCCTGAACCAATTTTAGAAAAGAATATTTTATGAATATTACCAGCAGTTTGCCCGCTTGCTTTAATTTCATAACATAACTCTCTATCTTTCTTGGTTTTCTTAATATCACTTTTAGAACTTTCAGGAGGGTTTATAATTCCTAAAGCCGGAATAACTTGATTTGAAGTTTCGTCAAATTGGTCTTTATTAAGCCAATCCCTAAGTGCGGCGCCAATACCGTTAGCATCATAAATGAAAATTCTAACATTATAATCTTCAATTGCTTTTTTCAATTCTAATGATACTTGCTCATAATTTGTACTTTTTACTTCAAACATGTTTACGGTTGTGTAAACAAATGAATAGTCTTTTGGTAAAACTCTATATACTACTACAGCTGTATTTGCTGAACCATCTTTCGCCATATCGGCGCTAACCACATAAAATGAACCGTCATCTCTGCTTCTGGCTCTTCTTTCAGCTCTAATAACTTTTCTTAAATCTTCAATTCTATTAGTTGTAAATGCTGCCCCTACTGGTGAACCACTTCATTTAGAACGATACTCTCTATCAATTGAGTCATCATCAAAACTTGGAGATGATATATTTTCTCTCATTTGTTGAGCATCAAGCAGGCCATGTCTTAGTGGTATTTCATAAGAGCCGCCTAATACCATATATTTATCGGGATCAATAACCGAATAACATACAGTTTCCAATAATTTTTCATAAGCGAATGTTCCTTGATAACCAGCAGTTGTGACGAATATTTTACTACTATGAGGCTCATTTGGATTAATTTTTCCGAAATGAGTTTCTCTTTCTTTATTCATTAGCGGAATAATACGCTCATTAATTTCTCTTGGATCGTGGTCAATAACCTCTTCAAAAATACCTGAGTGTCTACGTCCACCACGAACACCAGATCCTGAACCTACAACGTCGAATACCCCACCATGCGTAAATCTAAATTCAGCATAGTCACCGCCTAGCACATAAGCGTTTTTAACTTGTCCGCCTCTACGTGTTTTTTGCATTTCATTTTCCAATAGCGGGAACTTAACCCATAAATCACCTTCAACTTTTTCTTTAGCAATCTGTGCGGCCTGTTTTTTACTGCCTGCAACAATAAACGATCTATGTCTTGGTGTTAACATTGTAAATATATATCTTGATAAAAAAGCGAGGAATGATTTTGAAAAACCACGTGAATAAGTGTGAAAAGACTGTCTATGTCTTGCCATTGCTCTTAATGTTATTCTTTGTGCAAAGAATAAATTAAAAGTAGATTCTTCAGCAACCATCATATCAACTAATTTATCTGGATAGACTAGAAACATATTAATTGTTTCAACTCATTTGTCCATATTTTTATCAATACGGTTTTTAGTTACCATTTTATCTCTAGTTTCATCCGTATCATTTAAGAACTCAATATAATCATTAATTTCAATAGGCATTTCATTTACTTCTGATATACTTTTACTCAAGGTCTTCATCAGTGATGCCTTCACTGTCTAACTCGTTGTCTATTTCCTCATTAAAATCTTCTTTAGCTTGTGAATAAGCATCCTCAAGAGAAAATTCCTCAGTAGCCTTTTCATTTGCGTCATCGTGCTTCTTTTTCTCGTAACCTCTTTTAATTGTTTCAAGAGTTTGTTCAAGACCAGTTGACTCTAACACCAATGTTCTTAAATACTCTTTAATATCATTAATTGTAGTATCAACTACATCTCTTTCGTAATTATCATAATATTCAAATTCAAAACCTTCTTTTTCTATATAGTTTGCCAAATCAGCAACAGTTCTTAAAACATCTCCTTGTGAAGACTCAATCATTTCATCGATTTTAGCTGTTTTAATAAATTTATTATAAGACTCAGAAAGGTCTTTAATTTTTTTAATATTTTTCTCTTGCACAGATTTGTCAATCATTACTGAAAGCTTACAAACTTTTTTAATTGAGTCGATTTGCATCGGATTGTTAATATCAAAGGCCGCAATAGTTGTCGAAAATAAATTCTCTAATTGAATTAATTCTTCAAAAGTATAATCAGGTCCTCACTTAACTTCTCCGCGTTTTACAAAGTCTTTCTTAACTGCTTCCATATTTTCTAACAGTTGAGAATGCGTAATAGTTCTTTCTCATTCTTTATTTGCTTTCTTTCAAACATCTCTAGTTGAAGTTGTATATTTAGGGTTTTCATCTATTTCTACATAGTATTTTATATAACTTCTAATAACATTGTCTTCATCTTTTTCTATCATTTTTATTCATTTATCTGGATTAAAAGGTATATTATACGTTCTACAGAAAAAATCAGCATGTTCTAGATTGTTAGAATCTATCATATCTTCAGCACAATCATAACAAATAGGTTGGGCTAAAGGATTGTTTGAATAGACTAGCTCTGACTGCTGATTACAAACAGGGCATTTTTTACTCATATATACTCCCCCTTAATTATATTTCTCATCCTATATATATTATATCATACATTCTCATAATCTCCTAATTCGGGAATGCAACTACGTACACAGTAGTTAATACCAAAATAAACGGGTCTAATTAAAAATTGACTTCTTGCAAAAAATTTGATATAATTATTATAGAGGTTGAGGAAGAAAAGAAAAACAAATAAACAAATAAACAAATAAACAAATAAACAAATAAACAAATAAATTTTAGGAGCTGAAAATTTGAATAAATACATTGCATTAATTGGTTCAAAAACATTCAAAGATTATAAAACATTAAAAGAATTAGTTGAAGCGGTTTTAAACAAATATTTTATAGAAGAACCTCATTTTGTTTCAGGCGGAGAAAAAGGTGCGGATACACTGGGCCATAACTTTGCTAAAAATGAAGGTTATCCAATAACAATATATTATCCAAACTATTCAGCTA